AGGACATCTTTATATTTAGGTTTTATTGTCTGATAAGTTTCATGCATTCTAACGAACCAGTCGTCTTGATCTTTATTTGCAGGAAATATATGAGTGTTTTCTAGAGCCGAGCCATCATGAGTTAGTCTTTCAAACTGAACCCAATTAACACCTAGCGTATTGAGCCAAAGAACTAACTCCGTAGTATCCATCTCCATTAGCTGTTTATTAAGACTAATGTTTAGAGTGATATTATGCCCAGCATCTACTACAGTTTGCAGATTCTTTCGCCAGAGTTTTTCTTGTTTATCATTTTCGAATCTAATGCTCTTATCCCAAGAAGTACAGAATCCATTCTTAAGAACAGTTCTGAAAAATTGCATATGATCTTCTGTTAAATTAAAACACAGATTAGTCGAACACGACCAGTTAAGATTAGGGAATAGTTTAGATACCTTATTCCAAACATAGTACATGTCGTCTAGCGGAGCAAGGAATGGTTCTCCTCCATGGAATGTAATATTCCCACCATTAAAAGATGGACATTCCTCGTGTAGTCGTTCAAACCACTCTACAGTATCCTGGGGATTAAAGTATATCTTTTTGCCGTTGGTACCATTTGTAAAACAGTGTTGGCAATTGAGTTGACAAGTTTCAGTGGTCTTAAGATAGACCACTAAATCTTTTGGGATTAGTATATCTGAAAGGGATGCATTTGTCTTATGAAAGACAATTGGTTGAGTTATCATAAAACATTATAAAATTACACATTCAACAAGTTTTACATTAGGATCTAGGTTAGTCTCGAGGGCAATGGCAAAACTATTTTGATGATCACCAGCAATACCATTACCATCTTGATTTGCAACAAGAGGTTGTCCTTTACGAATTGCACCAGTTACTTTAACTGGAACACGACCACGAAGTGCCAATGCTTGTCCATCTAAGTCATCGTTCATAATAAAAGCAGGTTTAGCAGAAACTACACCAAGTACTCTTTGAGCATACTCAAAAGAAGCAGTGCCCTCTGCAGTAGTATCTAAGGACACCGTGATAACAGTACCAGTTTCGTATTCTCGATCAGTTGTATATTTTTCTGCCAAGTCAGCGTATTTTGCTGACGTAGATGTTCCAAAAATTGTTGCAAATCTATTATCTGTAAATCCAATATTACCCTCGCTATTAGGTCCAGTTTTAAGAATAGCAGAAACTGTAGGAGTGCTTGATAATGTAATAGTAGGATTACCAGAAACCCCATTACCATTAGTTACTAAGATAGATGTACCAGCTTCAATACTTCTTATTAATGCATTACCTGAAGAATTAACATATAAACCACTAGTACTTACAGTAGAGAGTGCTGTTAAATTATTAGAGAATGGTTGCACATTCAAACCAAGAACTAAACCAAGATTTGATCTTGCAGTGAAAGTGTCGGTTGCACCAGTACCACCATTGGCGACACCCAAAGTTATTCCTGTAATTGATCCACCAGTTATAGCAACATTACTCGCAGATTGTGTAGCCATAGTTCCTAAACCAAGAGCAGTTCTTGCTGCAGATTCAGTAGTTGCACCAGTACCACCATTAACAATTGCAACAAGACCAGAAACATTACTAGCGTTGCCTGTAACTGTTCCAGTTAGATCACCTACTACATTACCATTTAAAGTAGTGGCATTTAAAGTAGTGGCAGTGATGACATTTGCAGCAAAATTACCAGAACCATCACGACCAACGATAGTATTTACAGTATTTGTAGAAACAGCAGTGCGAGCACCAGAGTTAAACGTCAGAGTATCTGAGTTTAAACCAGAAGCAGAGTTGAATAAAGTAACAGTTTTAATTCTAGCTAAAATCTGAGCTGGAGTATAGTCTGAAGATGCTACTTTAGTTCCAAGTTCAGTATTTAAATTGCTAATGTTAGCATCTGCTTCTGCAATCGTTAGTGGACTGCCCTTAGCACTACGAAGTGATATTTCTGCCATTATAGTTTATCCTTAATAAGCATTGTGAGCATTTGTTTTATCTCTGTTATATCTGTTTTTAAATTCTGTATATCATCAAAGTTTGCACTAATCTTTTCTTGCAAACTCTTTTGTGCAGTCATCTTAGCCATGTAATTCATATAATCAGTGGCATTAGTATTTATCACTGCACCACTGGATATATCTCTAGCTAACCCATCTTTGTCTTTTATTTTTACTAACATTATGCACAAGAGATAATACGAAGGTCTTTAATTCTTGGTACTTCTGAACTATTAGTAGACTTCATTACAATTTTTACTTTAACAGAGTCATAATTTTCCATATCTTTCTTAGAGAAAGATGCGTCTATAAATCTACCAGTACTATTGCTATAATAAGGGATTAAACCTGCGTCTGAAGTCATTTGGGTATATGGAATGGAATTCCACTCTGTGGCAGAACCAACTGGTGATGTTTTATACCAAACTTCAATACCTGCTTCTACTGGAAGATTAATAGCAAATTTAACTCTTAAGAAAGTGGAAGCATTTGCTAAATTAATTTTCTTAGTTACATATTTACTAAGAGAAGAAGAATTATCTGGAGCAGTTTCTGCCACAAATCTTTCTCTTTGTTTAATCATTATAGCATTAGTTCCAACTGCTTCAGTGGTAAATGTTAAGCCATCAGTTCTACTAACAGTTGTTGTAACAGTGTAATATTTAATACCTGAAACACCAGCCAAAGTTAACGCAGCGTTTGCAGTTAGAGTGATTGAACTTTCTGAGTTAACAGCAAGGACAGTTCCGATAAATGTCGAACCTTGGAATAATGCAAAACCAATCTTAACACCATTTGTAACAAAGAGAGTTCCTGTCACAGCTGTAGTACTATCAGTAGAACTAAATGTGCCAGTTAACGCAGTTCCACCATCAATAGAACTAGAAGCCACTAAAAATGTACCATTGTTGGCAGCATTTGACGAACCAGAAACAGTGATATACTTACCAACAGTCGCACCAAACATGGCACCATGTCTTGTACTAATTTGTGTTCCGCTGAAAGATACTGCACTAGAACCAAGGAACGAACCACCATAGTTACCAATTAGAACATTATCATCAAGAGTTGCTACATTTAGGTTATCCGATGTTGGGTAGTTAATTTTATTATTAATTGTAATTAAGCTAGTTCTATGTGTATCTAGAATAGGTGTTAGTGCTGAATTGGTACTACTAAACTGACAGTTTAAATACAAAGATTTAATATCAGAGTTCCAGCCAGAATTAGCAGGAAGTTCATTAATTTCAGAAGCCACCATTTTTGGCGCATAGAAATTATTAGTTTCATTGACAAGAATAGATTCATATGTCATAGTCTCTGGAGTTAAATAATCATCCTGAGAACTATCTACTGATTTACCAGTTGTTGCTTTAAAACCAAACTCGATTGGAGTCTCAGAGAAAGACTGAATTTGAATTGATGGTTGAATAGCGTCAAACTGAATATTTCTTGTAGCCTTAACTGTTGATCCACCACCATAACCAGATGATGTTGCAGCGTTCGCTCCAATAGTAATCACATAGCTATCCAAATCTACATCACTAATAGTATGAGTAGCATTAAATAATGCATACGGAATTCCATTAACATTATCGGGACTGGAAGGAACTCCACTAATAGTTACCTTTGATCCAGATGGCATACCATGATTTGTATGCCAAACACGAACCTTGTAATTAGTTATATTAGGTATCACTCTAGTTTCAAATGGATCATAATCTAAAGTTTGTAGAGGAACAGCATCGTTAATGTATTCTACATTGGATATTATATCAGTTCTAAAGTTTGCACGATAAATCGCAAATTTAATATCCTGAGTTTGATCCGCTGTCCAAGTAGAAGCATTTTGAGATTTAAATAACGAACCAAGATATGGTTGCTCAGAAATAGTTCTATTAGTTCCTACCATTAATTCGCCAACCTGAGAAATCCAAACATTATACGAATTACAATCAGAGGCTAGAACCATGCAGTATTCTGTGTTTTCTGCGACATAAACTGGAGATGGGAATGTGAAAGTTGTTGGCTTATCCCATTTTGCAACAGTCACACCATCTAATAAAACTGTATTATAAAACGCTGCATTAATAGTTGCTCCAGCAACTGGCGCATCTACTTGCTCTGGTTTTAAAGTTACACGAGAGAATGGTAATACTCGTTTTCCAGGAACACCATTAACTACTTCACGCAGTTCTAGCATAACTGGAATCTTAAGGTCTCTTGTTGCAAAGAACACATCAACTTTTGATAAGAAGCATCCACCCTTAACATCAATTAAGAATGACTGTGCTAGTGGATCCCACCAACCAGTATCTGCTACAATTCGTTCAGACGATTGCATAATAACTTGGTTTTCACTCAATTGTTCTTCAACTAACTGTGCATTTCTAACAGAGTGTATAGTTGTTTCACGAGTTTCTAAAATACCCTCTGCACGATAATTTGCTCTAGCACGAGATGTGAATTGTCCATCTGCAGTAGTAACATCAACTAATTTTAGTTCACGAGTGCCACAACGGAATCTTATTGATTCTGTATTTGGAATATTAAAGAGTAACTGAATATTACCATTAAAATTACTCACTAAAGTACTACCCTGCGCTTTAGCTGTTAAAGATGTAAATGTGCCAGTCGCTAAAGAATTTGAACCAGTAATAACCTCATTGTTCTGGAATGTTCCTTTGACATTAACAACATATAATGCATAAGCATTTGGAATTGTCTCAGGATCATATTCAGTGCCAACAACAACAGCAGTTGCTAGAGAAGTTGCTCCTGTAATAACATCACCACGATTTAAACATACTTGTGAATCACCAAGAATTCTTCTTGCAGTAGCTGTAGCGTCAGAACCAACATTAACATCAGTGAAGAATGTTGCAGTTCCAGTTGGAGTATAAACAATCTTAGACGCTGGTGTACAATAAGCAGAAATATCTGCACCATCAAAGAATGGATAGAAACGAGTGTTTGGTTTTAATTTTTGAATCTGAATAAGAATATTTCTTGAACGAATATATGGAAGAGCAGCAGTAGAAAGAACACGATCTCCAATAATTTGTCTATCAATTTTTTGGACTAAAGATGTTTTTACACCAGTTCTTGCTTGTCCAACTTGAGTTGCAGTAGCCTCAACAGTAATCTGACGAGCATTACCCCAACCAACACCACCAAATTTTGCATTAGCTTCTGCTTGTGATAAATATACATCACCTTGACGAGATGCCCATTGCCATCCAAATGTATATTTAATATTACTATTAGTAGAAGCGCCAGTCCATTGAGTTTGCCATGCGTTCCATATTGTTCCTAATACGCC